GTTGTTACACATACCTGACTTATGAGACGTGATGCATCCTAACAGGGGAGCATCGCGCATGGCTGGAAACAGTCATAGGCGGGACCAAGCTCATACGTCCCTACCTCAAAGCAATGAGCCAAACCCAAATTTTCCCCGCCGCGAGCCGGGAAACTCACGGAGGCCCAACACTTGGCAGAGAGTTGGGCCCCGAAACCCTATGCGGGCGCTCCAACAGGAGCTACAACATCTACGCAGAGCCAATGCGTTTCTGCAAGCCCGTGTCCGAGACCTTCAGCGTTTAGATACCAGAAGTACCTCCGCTCAATCAGGAGGATCTGGGCCCACTACGAACAACCATCGTGGGTCAGAAAGGTCAACCTCGGTGAGGGTGTCTGGAATGGGTTCCGTGCAGAGTCTGAACTCGTCGCGCGAGCCCAGATGCCCACCCCCTGTCCGTCATGCAAACATACCACAACCTGTGTTGCAGCAACGGAATTCTGTCTCACTCCAAGTGGCCACCCCTTTTACGCGCCGAAACGGTATTGCACCAACGAGACCTGTGATATCGGCTATTGCCGTCCCAGTCGCAGGACCTTCAACAACCTCGAGGACGTTACAGCCTGGGCTAAATTCAAGTCCAGTCCCCGCAACCACTGTCTCGAAAACTGTTGTTTCTCACCCATATGCAGGTGCAATCCAAGAAGCGACCAAGAGAAAAGGGACGGCAGCGCATGATGAGAGGCCTGTCTATGTGGCCGATTCTACTGTAGATAGATCTCTACAGGAGAGTGTTGGTCTTACGCGTCATGCTGTTGACAAGCTGACGTCAGTGGACGAGCCGGAGCTAAATGGGATCTGGAAGTACGTACCCAAAATTCGCAACCCATCTTTGCGAGCTGATAAGTACTTGCTCTATTTCCTCCTCAATAAATTCGCTTTTGTTGAGCGCAGCCCCGACACCATGCGTAGGATGTGGGAGTCATTGACCCAAGTCATGCGGGACTTTGACACCAGGGGTAATACCATAGAGGAGATATATCTCCTAAAACATCAAGCCGTTAGGGCTGCTATGGTACCACCATCTGAGGAGCTTCGAACCAGGAAGCTTCTACAAGAGGCCCCCAACCTAGATAAACACACTAGGTTCACCAAGGACGGACATCTTGGTCACAAGTTTGAAACTAGTCTCAGCGCTTTAGGCAATTTGCTGCAGCCTAGTAAGAGCTTGCCCTCCAAGAAGTAGGACAATCGCATACTCAAGGCAGTTTGTTTGAAAGGCATGTCATTGAATGACAAGGTATTGCCTGGCAGCTGTCTTAGCGCAGGAGTGTGCGATCATACGTGTAAGAGGTACACGCAACAGATGTTCACCATACAAGGGTTTAATAGTGATGTGTGGACACACGGATCATGCGTCTGTAATGAAGTCATTGCTCTGAAGAACAGACATCAATTGTGTGACGGGTCAAAGTACAACTCAATTGTTGACCTCAAGGCCCCTTTGCGGAAACTGATAAAGACCCTGGAACCATGTTCAGAACAATCCATCATTGCCCATGCTGTTAGTAGCAGAAAGAAATTACTTGAAACAGCTCGGGAAAGTTTGTCTAAGTTTGGATTGGAAAAGCGTGATGCTCAGGTCAAAATGTTTCTAAAGGATGATAAGTACCATACTCCCGAGTATAAAGCCCCTAGATGTATACAATATCGCAATAAGCGGTATGGGCTAAGACTTGCAACCTTCCTCCATCCCATTGAACAACATGTCATCAACTACAAACACAATGGGACACATGTTTTTGCTAAAGGGCGAAACATGAAACAGCGAGGCAGAGACATAGCAGCCAAATTGTTACCCAATTGGGTTGCTGTGTCAATGGACCACTCCAAGTTTGATTCTCATGTGAATGAGAATTTGCTACGGCTCGAGCATTGGTATTACAATTGTTGTATCAATGACCCAGAACTTAAGCAATTACTAGAGTGGCAATGCAATAACAAGGGAAGTACTAAGAACAACACCCGGTACGTCACCAAGGCCACTAGGATGTCAGGCGATCAAAACACTGGCTTAGGAAATTGCATAATCAATTACGCAATGACTAAGGCATTAATGGTCCACCTTGGCATCCCACACAACTTATACATTGATGGCGATGATTTTATAGTCTTTGTGCATAAGAAACATCAACACCTAGTTGATCCTACTTGGTACAACCAATTTGGCATGAAAACCACTACGGATCAGGTTACCTGTGTGCTGGAACACATTGATTTTTGTCAATGCAGACCAGTTTATGATGGTGACCAGTATACCTTAGTTCGCAACCCCAATAGGCTACTAGCTAGGTTACCCTGGATAGTGGGCCCTATTCATGGACGGAACCCATGGGATATAATGGCTTCGGCTGCTCAGTGCGAAATATCACTGGGTTATGGGTTACCGATTGGCCAGTACATTGGCCATAATGTACATGAATACTCTAGAAATATGGGGGGAAAATTCAAGCTAAATTGCGTTATGGAGTACCGACATAAGCAGGAGCGCATGAAACCAGGCAAATTGGAGCCTGTGGAGTGTGCTCCTGGGGTTAGGGCATCTTACGAACGTGCTTGGGGTATCTCAATATCCCAGCAGTATATAATTGAGAATGCCAAAATTGCCCACCCTTATGAGGAAGAATGGGACCACTTACCATTTGACCGGAAAGCTTTGTAAAGTAGGTATCTTAATAAAATGGTTAAAGCCACAAAGAACCAGAGGCAGAAACGCCGTGTAGCGACACCACGCCGTGTCAGAACCCTAAACTTTCAACGTGTCAGGACGACCACCGTTCCTGCTCCCGTGAACATTGCGAGCAATATCCGATCTAGACAACCCAGATCCATTGCTCAACAGTCGGCCACTGATCGACTGTTTACGACAACACTACGCTCTCAGGCCGAGAGGGGAACCGTGATTTATGATCAAGCTATCACCCCCTCCTTGCTTCCACGCTTGCGTCAACAGGCTGGAGTGTTCCAGAAAATTTGCTGGCACAGTCTAACTTTTGAGATTCAGACGCAGACCCCCACCACTACAGGTGGAGGTTATGTGGTGGCCTTTGCAGTTGACCCACTTCTTGAAGTGGGGTCTGGCCAAATCGCCCTCAATGCTATTACAACTATGCAGGGGGCACAAACTTCTAAAAC